AAGATCTACATTGAGAGCACCTGAATCCTATCCACAACCAAGACCGCTCGCACTAAACCCATTCCAGTCGTATCCCATAGTTTGTGCCCTAGTTCCTGCGAACGCCAAAGCACTCAACAATAAACGCATCATTTATATTTACTTAATTTTTCAAGACAGGTTACGATTTAGAGAATAATTGCCAAGTATTAACAAAATGTCAGACGCACCTGTAGATCCTGTAACGGTTCCAGCTCCAGCACCAGTAGTTACAACTGCTGTAGTAGATTTTACTAACAAGACGGATCTTCTGAAGTTTGTACTTAAGACAATTGCCGAGGTTGAAATCCTAGCAGATCGTTCTGATGAGGACAAGGCGAAGTTTATTGTTGATGAAGTTAAGAAGGCTATTCGTGAGTCACCACTATCTGATGAGCAGAAGACTCAGCTTGTAATGTGGTGTGATGTTTCTCTTCCTTACGTCGTTGAGGCGGTAAAGCTAGTAAAGGCAGAAGTTGGAAAGGTTGCTGGAGTTGCTCTAGCTGAGGTCAAGAAGTGCTGCCCAAGCTTTTTCACAAAGAAAGTATAAATGTCTTGTTCGAATCAAGCAGGTGGTGATGGTGCTATGCAACTAGCTGCCAATGCAGTTGGTGGAAATGGCGGAAACTTACAGGTAGCTGCTAATTCGCCACCATTTATGGGTGGTCGTACGACTCGCCGCCGCCGTCCAGGTATTGGTAAGCTAAAGGAAGGTAAATTAGTGCGTCTAGGTTACTCTGCAGTCAAGGGTAAGACTGCTCGCCACAAGGCTCTAAAGAAAGCTGTAAAACGTTATGGCGCGCTTTCAACTTTCCGTAAGCTCAATGCCGCCTCAACTTACACCAAGCGTACTTCCAAGGGTCGTTCTCGTACTTTCAAGACCGATCGTAATTGGGTGAAGAAATCCTTTATGTAAATATAAATGGACTGGGTTTCGCCAATACTATCCGCTCTACTATTCGTAGCATTCGTTCCAGGAGTATTTTTGACGCTACCTTCTCGCAGTGCTTCTCGTAATACTATTCTACTAGTTCATGCTGTTATATTTACGGTTGTTACATCCGTGGTTATGCGGTTCTACTGGTTCAATATCCGCGGATATGTTGAGACCATGACAAACTTTGGAGATTCATGCCCTAATGGATATGTTTTTGCCAAGGATCCAACTGGAAAGAATACGGCCGAGTGCATTCCTGCGGGACATGCGACTTACCCCGCTTCCTCTGCCCCGAAATCTAAAACCGAGTAAATACAAATGTGGAAGAAGTATCTCCTGCTAATTTTACTTGTTCTTTTAGTTGCGTATCTAAGCGGTGTATTTGAGGGATTTGATAATCCGGATAGTCGTCGTATTGCCGAGTGCCCACCAGGATACCGCCAGTGTGAAACGGGTGACTGTGTTCTTGTAACAGATAAGCATGCGCCCTGCCCAGGTAAGGCTGATGCTTACTGAACACCAAACTTACTACAAAATCTTAAAATACAACATTGGGATGGAAATCCACCACAATGTTATTTTTAAACTTTTTCTTATAAAAATGTTCTAATTTGGTCCCAACCACTTCTTGTGTCATAATAACATATTTCAAATGTTTCAGGAGCGTTCCAACCGTAATCGTAACATAGCCCTACATTATCAGACATATCAAACCCGAACTCGAAATAAAAGTTACGACCATCTATCGTGATTGTTTTTAATACTTTCTTTTTCTTACTTATAATAGGTTTAATAACACTATACCTTTCATCATTTTTATCTATCTTCATTTCTATTATTTTAGAGCATATTTTTACCATCCAGGCGCATCAGGAACTTCGGCGTGGCGTTCAAGGTAAGTCTTCTTCATGTGCTCGGGGGCAAAGTACATGCGAACAATAGCGTCAACTGTATTAATATCAAACTTCTTGCACGAGAATACATCGAGGTAAAGATCATTCGTCTCTTCTACGAAATGACCAGTAATATTTGAGGTTTCAATGAGCTGTACTAGTGTGTATCCTTTCTTATTTCCTGACCCAAACATGACAATTTGGGGCTTGCCGTATGGCACCATTTCAATTCGGTCAACTAAGGTCTTTGAGAAGCGTTCAATGTTTGTGGCACAACGGATGTTATTTGGCATACAGCGGGCGGCATCTATAATAAGATGATAACCCCACCGGCTGACAGTCATTGATATGCTATTCAAAAAGAAAATAATGTGAAAACCTTTTTTATTATACGTATTATAAAAATGTGTTGGTTGACTTTTTACACCGCTGCACTATTTTGGGCACTACTCCCTGGCAACCTTGTAACTTTACCACCGGGAGCATCACGCTCAACAGTTAACTTAGTCCATGCCGCACTATTCGGTGTTGTTTGGATGCTCACTCACAAGATGGTATGCAGTGCGTTAGGTTGCCGTTACCATTAAACACTGCGAATAAACTCCCATTTTAAATAATCGCAAATCTTAGCCCAAATTTGGTCGTGAGCAATTAGACGATCCCGGCTCTTAAGAAGAGGAAAATAAACCTTATACTCATCTAGCTCTAGGAGTTCAAAGAACTTATAGAGAATGTATGAATAGGATAAAAAATTAGTTCGATCATCAGGACAGTAAATTAAGAAAGGTGCCTGAATTTCTTGGAACATAGCCCTTATCTTTTCTTCAATTTCAGGAGTAATTGTAGGGGGAGGGTTACCATTAAGTCTAGAAATAATATGAGTAGCGTGCTCATAATACTTTGATCTATTTAGTTTTTTTAAGATTTCTCGCATATCTTTCTCAGTCAATTCTGCGACATTCTGAATACGACGCTTCTTAATTTCAAGAACAACTTCATTCATCACTTCATTGGGAATGATTGTAGATTCTTTTGCTTGAAACTGGTTCAAAATCTCGTTCAAGTGATTGATCTTCTTGTAAGCGTAATTATTACGTTCCTTAGGCGGATCTCTGAAACTTGGGAAGTCTGAAACTACAAGCATATACTCTTCTGAACCACAATTGGGGCATACTAGAATCCCCTCTTCAGAAACTTCTTCGCGAGAAATATTACACCGATCACAGTGTTCAACTACTGCCTGCTTTACATCAACTGCGTCGCCAGTATTCAACTTCATTCGAGAAACATACTCATCATAAAGCTTCTTCTTTGAAGGAGCGGTTGTTTCAGAAGATTGAGATAAGAACTTTACGAATGTATTAGCATCGGAAGGTAGGCATGTAACACTCTGTGCCTTATCTCCTGTTCCATAATATTTCAGAATAATATCAGCATTTTTAAGATAGTAATCTTCTAACTGACTTTCATTCTCTAATCGTTCAGATAAATTACGAGTTTCCTCGCGAAGCTTCGATGCTTTCAAAATATCTTCTAGAACAGTAGATGTTTCTAATTTTTCTAATTCCTTCTTTGACTCTTCTAACTTTGTTTCCATCTCTTCAACATTTGTTGTTTCTTCCTTAATAGTAGAAACAACAGACTGGTGGATAGAATCAAGTGTCCCTGACACCTCTGCCTTCTTTGTTCGAATATCCCTGGACTTCTTTATTCGAAAAACGTCCATATTTGTATGCTTTAAAATCATTCTCTTAAAATACTCTACTTCCAAATCAAAATAGCTAACGCGACCCCCGCGACTAGTGTGGGAATGAACGCGCTGAATTCATTCGGATTCTCAAATGATTCTGAAGATGCTATACACTGGGAAATATTGACTTGTGTACATTCATTCGTATCAAAATCAGGAGACAAAGAAGTTGTTAAAAAACGGGCTGAAGCCCCATCTGTTACAGTACACTTATAACATTCACAAGCAGGTGATGAATCAGCCATAAGGGAGTTCATAAGATACAAAGGATTCAAGCTTTCAATATCTCCAATAATTCCAGGAATAAGTCCTTGTATTCCTGATCCAATCTCTGACATTCCTTGCGGTAATAAATCGCCTACACTCGGTTTATTATTCACATAATTGTAGCGTGGCTGTAAAGATCCATCGGGAGCAGTACAGGTGCCTCCGGTGTTTACAAAGTACTGGTTACCTAAAGGAGGATCTCCGTCAATTAGAGTGGAAATATAAGTTCCAATTCCATCCATATTCGTTCCGAGCTGACTAAAACTTCCATCAGTTCCAATACCCAAACTTGATGGAGCCGGAATATTATCAGCATAACTGTAGGATGGTCCTAATATCTCTGTTTCAACATTAGATGCGCCATTTTCAATATCGCTCCAAAGTGAGTTTTTTCCTAGATCTCCCATTAATTTGTTGCCCCATTTTTTATACGATCATTACTTATGTACTCAATAACTTGCTGCTTATAAGACGAATTAGTGAGCGCACATGGTCTTTGTTTTAAAATCGTATCTGATGCTAACTTAAATGAATAATTAAATTTCTTACATACGAAAAGAAGGGCTAAGAATCCCGATCGATTAATTCCGCATTGACAGTGAATATAAATATTTCCTACTTTAGGATCTCGAAGGTATGAGTTTACTGTTGTTTCAAATTTAGGGTACCATTTACGAATATCTTCTTGAAGACTATCGAGAGCTTCAATGCACATATAATTTTCCGGATTCTTCTCGCGAAACCATTTTGGGCTGTCAACATCAAAAGCGCAATTAATAACATGAGTAATATTGTGATGTTTTACAAATCCCGGAGTCAGGTACATTCCTGGCCCAAACATGATATTGGTATGCAGTTTAGCAGGTGGATCAATTTGCCATCCTTTTGAACGACGACGAAAGGAGAACCACTCCATTACTAGTTGAAAACGAATCTGTTTTTTATAAAGCTTATTCTGTCAAAGTCACAATGGAGTATTCTTCGGTATTTAAGAGTACTCATCTGCATTATGCTGAATTGCTTAGGCGTGGTCAGGTGATCGCAAGTTCGCGGAACAGAGCGGGTTCACGTTCCCTTGGTTGTGGTTATGATGACAATACTATACATGCTGAACGCGCAGTTGTGAAACGTCTAGGTGACACTTCACAACTTCGTGGTTGTGTTTTAACAGTTGTTCGAATCAACAAGCAGGGCAAGATCTTGAACTCTGAACCCTGCTACAATTGTATCAAATTTCTTGATAAGTGTATTAAGAAGTATGGATTGCTGAAGGTTCTTTACTCTTCAAATGAGGGATCCACCCAATGTACCCACGACATAACCGACAGCCACAGCTACCCCCGCAAGGATCGCCGCTCCTAGGTATGACGGTACTCCGCCAGCAGTATAGGTATTAGGAATGTACTGCAGAATTAGAGAACGAGGAGTAGATAAAGAAATAATCATTGCCGCTAAGAAAAATCCAAAATAAGTCATCAGATTTTTCACTGCATATCGAACGGTACTGAACGCATGCTGCTGACTATAGAGCTGAGCAGCAGGCTTCTGTTGAGGTGTAGTATTAATACCATTTGTGGAAAAAGGATCCGTGCCTCCCGTCACAATTGGCGCAAACGTTGTGGACTGAGGAAGGCTGGGATTCTGAACTGGCCCTGCTCCCATAAGTTCGCTTAAATCAGTAGCTCCGTCCATCTTTATTTAAAAGAAGGTAAATCACATCGAGCGTCTTCCGCATGGTATGTATAACACTTCTTATTGAAAGGTACAGTCTTGCCCTCAATATCTGCTACGGGAACTGAAAGAGTGGTCTTAGTAGGAATTGGACGGTGAAAAAGCATTATGGTGACACCTAATCCAATTAAGAATGATAAAAATGGTACTGCTTTTTCATTACGAAAGATGCCTAAGATGCGGTCTACGAACATCTCTATTGTGATGAAGCTATGAAATTAAGCGATTTAGAATCTGTTGAGCACGGGACTTCCTTGCTCTTAAATTTTACACAGCCAGTTTTGGTAAAGAATACATTAGACTTATCAGGGGTTGGCACGTCCTGAGTTTCGCGAATTGGAGGGATAAATACGGAGACCATTAAAAGTCCAGTGATTACACCAACAAAAACCCACAGTAGGGATATCATCTATTATTATACTATTTTTAGATTATCATGGCGGAGCTGGTGCTGGAGCTGATGGACCCAAAACTCCCCAAGAAATACCCATATTTACGCCATTAACGCCATTTGGATTCCCTCCTGCTCCTGCATTAATAAAGAATGTAATATTTCCACCTGTCGCACCATTGGGGGCTGCGGCAATCAGCCTCCAACCTGATGCTTTGACAACCTCACCAACCGTATAACTCGATGTTAATTGTAAACTTGTAGCTAGAGGAGTGAGATCGTCAGTTATTGTTGTACTTAAATTTGTTGCAGTTGCCGACCAATAAGAGCTTGTTGTTGGTTCAAGCGTCCAAGTAAGACTATCGAATGAAATGTAGCCACTTGCTAGTGCAGTTCCTGTAGGTCCTGTAGCTCCCGCAGCTCCTGCAGCACCATTTGATCCTGCAGTTCCTGTAGGTCCTGTAGCTCCCGCAGCTCCTGCAGCTCCATTTGATCCTGCAGTTCCTGTAGGTCCTGTAGGTCCTGTTTCTCCAGTACTTAATGGTATCTGAACAACTTCAAATGTATCAGCATCGTATCCTAAGCTCCATGATATATTTGGATTTGAAAGACGGCGAATTGGTGCTACGTAAAACGATCCTGTTTGTCCAACTACTCCGTTGACTTCAGTTCCTGTAGCGTTCAAGATAATCGTATTATTGGCTTGACCAGTCAGTCCAGCACTGTTTCCAATAGCAAT